AGCATGAAGAGAGCCTACAAGGAGCTCTTGATGATAGTGGAAGCCAACAGGTACCACCTGCAATTGAACCGATTATTAATAACGAGCCAACACCATACGAACTAAAAGATGAAGACGTTCTTTCATATTTAGGAAAAAGGTACGATAGAGAGATTACCTCATTTGATGAGTTAATGGCTACACGTCAGGAGAAAGATGATTTAGACCCTGAGGTAGCTTCCTTTCTAAACTACAAAAAAGAAACAGGTCGTGGTATCCAAGACTACTTGAGACTTCAAGAAGACTTTGACTCCATGAATCCTGATTCGCTTATAAAGCAATACTACATGGCAACAGAGGTTGGACTCGATGAGGATGACATTGATGCTATGATGGAGGACTTCAGTTATGATGAGGATTTAGATGATGACTCTCATATTAAGAAGGCCAAGATTGCTAAGAAAAAAATGGTTGCCCAAGCCAAAGACTACTTTAATAGTCAGAAGGATAAATATAAACAGCCCCTTGAGTCAAGAACGGCTGCTTTTCCCGAAGGTGAAAAAGAGGAGTACGAGGCATATAAGCAATATATGCAAGAAGCTAAGACCCTACAGGAGGAAAACGAGCGTAAAAGCGAGTGGTTCCAAAAGAAGACAGATGAGGTGTTTAGTCAAGAGTTCAAAGGTTTTGAGTTCAGTATTGACGACAAGAAAATTGTTTTCTCCCCGGGAGATGCTGCAGAGCTCAAGAAGGTTCATTCAACACCATTCAGCTTTATTAATAAGTATGTGGGTGAAGATGGCTTAATGAAGGATGCATCAGGATACCATAGAGCCTTATCAATTGCAATGAACCCTGACAAGTTTGCCAAGTTCTTTTACGAACAAGGGCAGGCTGATGCAACTGACGACGTCACAAAGAAAATTAAAAATGTGCAAATGTCTGAGCGTCGAGCGCCTGAAACAATCAATAAGGGTGGAATGCAAATACGAGAAGTTAATCCCGATACAGGTCGCGGATTAAAAATTAGAAGCGCAAAAAGAATATAAACAATTTAAAAAGAAAAAAAAATGTCTTTATTATCAACACCGGGGTATCAGTTACAGCCAAGTGCTGAGCAGGTGCCATTGTCAACTAACTACATGACAAACTTTAACTTCATGAATCAGTACTTACCTGATACATATGAAAAAGAATTTGAGCGTTACGGAAATCGTACCGTTGCATCTTTCTTACGTATGGTAGGAGCTGAGATGCCATCTATCTCTGACCAAATCAAATGGGCAGAACAAGGTCGTCTTCACACGAAGTATACTAAAGTTGTTTCTACAGCAACATTATCTAACGCAGACAGCGCAACATTCCAAGTGAATGACTTGAACGTATCAGGTATCGCTATCCGTGAAGGACAAACTGTAATGATTACACCTAACGTAGCAGGTCCTACACAGAACAAAGCTATCGTTACTGCGGTTAACACTGCTACTGACCAATTCACAGTTGCTTTCTACGAAGCTAACGGTATGACTAATGGTTCTACAGCAAATGAGTTTACTGTATTTGTTTACGGTTCTGAGTTCAAAAAAGGAACTACAGGAATGATTGGTTCTTTGGAAGCTGAAGACGAAATCTTCGCTAACTCTCCAATCATCATCAAAGACAAGTATGCAGTATCAGGTTCTGATATGGCTCAAATTGGATGGATTGAAGTAACAACTGAGAATGGTGCTACAGGATACCTTTGGTATTTGAAATCAGAGCACGAAACTCGTTTACGTTTCGAAGACTACTTAGAGACTTCAATGTTAGAAGCTGTTCCTGCTGAATCAGGTTCAGGTGCTGCTAACTCAGGTATCAACCCAATTTACGGTAACAAAGGTTCTGAAGGAGTATTCTACGTTGTTAACTCTCGCGGTAACGTATGGGGTGGTGGTAACCCAACTACCTTGGCTGACTTTGATACAATCATCTCTCGTTTGGACAAACAAGGTTCTATCGAAGAGAACGTATTGTTCTTAAATCGTGATTTCTCTTTTGACATCGACGATATGTTAGCTGCACAAAACTCTTACGGAGCAGGTGGTACTTCTTATGGTTTGTTTGATAATGACAAAGACATGGCCTTGAACTTAGGTTTCACAGGATTCCGTCGTGGTTATGACTTCTACAAAACAGATTGGAAATACTTGAACGACCCAACAATGCGTGGTGGATTGACAGCTTCTGCAACAAGCCCGTCAACAGCTAACGTAATTACAGGTTTATTAGTTCCTGCAGGTTCAACAACTGTATACGACCAAATTCTTGGTAAAAACGCTAAACGTCCGTTCTTACACGTTCGTTACCGTGCTTCTGAGACTGAAGACCGTCGTTACAAAACTTGGATTACAGGTTCTGCCGGAGGTGCTGCAACAAGCGACTTGGATGCAATGGAAGTTAACTTCTTGTCTGAGCGTGCTGTATGTACACTTGGTGCAAACAACTTCGTATTATTCCGTTACGGAGCATAATCTTAGGATTCACAAAAAGGGGAGTGTTCTCAAGAACACTTCCCTATTTTTAATTTCAATTATATCATATCATGAAAAGAGTAAAGCTAAAGCCTGCTGACCGTTTGTACAGGCTAAAAAATGAGAAAGCACCATTATCCTTTATGTTGGCTTCTCGAAACAACAAACGATTCCCATTACTTTGGTTTGATGAAGAAGAAAATGTAAATCGCCCAATGCGATATGCAATCAACCAAAAATCACCGTTCGAGGACGAACAAGACAACAACCCACTTGTAGAACCAATTATTTTTGAGAATGGATTCTTATCTGTTCCAAAACAAAACCCTGTTTTGCAAGAGTTCTTGTATTACCATCCGATGAATGGTCATGTATTTGAAGAAGTAGATAGCGAGAGAGATGCTCAAGCAGAGGTAGAATACCTAACAGCTGAAGTTGATGCGTTAATCAAAGCTCGTGAGCTTTCAATCGAAGAGCTTGAGAATGTTTACCGAGTTCTATTTAATCGTGACGTAAGCCGCGTAACATCGGCAGAGATGAAGCGTGACGTACTTATCTACGCTAAAAACTATCCTGCGTCTTTCTTGGATGCACTTGATGACCCAATGTTGAGACTTCAGTCTCAAGTACACGTATTCTTTGATATGGGACTATTGGCATTCAGAAGCAACAACAAAGAGGTATGGTATAGTACACCAACCAATAAAAAGAAAATGATGAACATTCCTTACGGAGAAGACCCGTATGTATTGGTTTCAATGTATCTTCAGACAGATGAAGGTGTTGAAGCATTAAAAATGTTAGAACATCATTTAACTAATTCATAAATATTAGTATATTTGTAGAGTTCTAATACTCGTTCTTTTGTTTAAGTAGAGGTCGCATTTTGTGACCTCTATTTTTTTGTATCTTTGTGAAAAGATATTCTCATGATTAATTCTGTAAGAAACGCTGTACTATCCATATTGAATAAAAATAATTACGGATACATCTCGCCTTCTGACTTCAATCTATACGCTAAGCAAGCACAGACTGAGTTGTACGAGGAGTATTTCAGTAGTTATAACAAGACCATTAATATGGAAAATGCCCGCATGGCCGGGACAGAGTACGCTGATATTGAAAACAATATTTCTGAGGTACTTGAGTCTTTCATTAGAACTGACTACTTGACTCAGGTTGCACCAATTACAAATCAATACTATTTCCCGTCTTTAACAACAACGGGTTATAATGCATATATGATTAGTAAGCTTACTTGCTATAGCCCAACAGGCGCTCGCCTTGGTGAGGCAGAAAAGGTTGCAAATGCCCGCATTAACATGCTATTAGACTCAATGCTTACAGCGCCAACAAACAAATATCCGGCATATATTATTGAGGAGGAGAAGATTACAATCTATCCTGATACACTTAATACACCAACATCACTGAAGTGCTCTTACTTCCGTCTTCCAAAAGACCCGAAGTGGACGTACATCAACTTATTGAATGGTGAGCCATCATTCGACCCATCACAGCCTGATTATCAAGATTTCGAGCTTCCTGCTGAGGATGAGTATAAATTAATTACAAAGATTCTTGAGTACTGTGGTATGTCCATCAGAGAATCAGAGGTTACTCAGTTTGGTATGGCACAGCAACAACACGAAGAGCCTACATTTAGTCAACAACAATAATAAGACATGGGATATATTTCACAGTATCAGTATTATGAAAATGGCGGTAATGCGCCTGAGGATGCAAATTGGGGCTCATATCAGTATGTGAGCCTGTATGACATTGTTAACAACTTCATGTTGATGTATGCGGGTAACCACTCGCTAGTTAATAATGAGGAGAGATATAAGATTTTGTTTCACGCAAAGAGAGCAGTTCAAGAGCTTAACTACGATGCGTTTAAAGAAATTAAAGTCCTACAGCTTACTATATGCGACCAACTTAGATTTGTTTTACCATCTGACTATGTGAATTGGGTGCGTATCTCTCTATATAAGGATGGATATATTCGCCCTATGAGCGAGAATATTCAGGTTCAGTCATCTAAGGCTTACCTTCAAGACCATGACTGTAAGATTCTTTTTGACCAAGATGGAAATGCACTTGAGCCTCAGTTCTCTGAACTTGACTTCGATATAATAATGGGTACTCAGAAGAGTATTTACCTTAATCCGGGTAACCAATTTAATGGTCAGAGTGGTTGGAACTACGATGGCAATTGGTATTTTGAGCGTACAGTAGGCAAGCGTTTTGGTCTTAATACTGAAACAGCAAATGCTAATCCTACATTCACAATTGACAAGAAAGCAGGAGTAATTAACTTCAGCTCACATATGGCTGATGAGTCAGTTATCCTTGAGTACATCTCTGATGGGATGGAGAATGGTGATGATTCATTGATTACTGTAAATAAATTATTTGAAAAATATGTTTACGCATATATCGAATATGAGATTTTAAATCATAAATTAGGGGTTCAGGAATATGTTATTTCAAGAGCTCGTAAGGAGAAGGCATCCCTTCTGCGCAACGCAAAGCTTAGACTAAGTAACATTCATCCGGGAAGACTATTAATGAACCTTAGAGGTCAAAATAAGTGGATAAAGTAATATGACTAAAATTACAAGAAATTTCAATCAGGGAAAAATGAACAAGACCTTCGATGAGAGGGTTGTTCCTGATGGGCAGTATATTGACGCACTTAATGTGCGCATGGGGTCCACTGAGCTAAGTAACATTGGAGCTATTGAGAATACTAAGGGAAATCTTCCGCTTACTAACTTGATATATACTGATGGTACGCCACTTAGTGATGAGGCAAGATGTATCGGTGCATTTGAAGATGGAGCCAATGAAACCGTATATTGGTTTGTACATGACCCGAAGTTCCCCGTTGGAGCCACAGGTAAGCTTGACCTAATTGTATCTTTTAATACACTTACAAATATACTAACGTATCACGTTATTAGTATTGATAATGGAGGAGGTGTAAATACTACACTGAATTTCAATGAGATATACGTTATCACGGGAATAAATAAGGTAGATGACCTATTATTTTGGACAGATGACTACAATCCGCCTAGATTTATAAATGTAACTACAAATTACCCTAATCCAATTGGTAATGTGGATTACGATGTTCTAGGTGTTGCTAATCCTGATATTTTACAAGAGAGACTTCTTGTTATAAAGCAGCCTCCAATTGAGTCTCCTGAGATTCAGTTGACAACACTTCCGGGTCAGGAGAACTTCTTATCTGAGCGTTTTATATGTTTTGGTTATAGACACCGATATGCTGACAATCAGTATTCGGCTATATCTCAGTTTTCTGAGCCGGCATTTATTCCTCAACCATTTAGCTTTAGTAATGATAGCTACTTGAATGATGGTATGGTTAATGAGTTTAATACTGCAATTATCACCTACAATACAGGTGGTCCTTTAGTAGTTGGTATTGATTTGCTATTCAAGGAGATGGAGAGTAGCGTGATTCGTGTTATTGAGAAGCTAAATAAAGCAGAGCTTGGTCTATCAGATAACACAGACTATACATTTTCATTTACAAATAGTAAGATATTCACGATACTTCCTGAGTCAGAGATTTTAAGGCTTTACGATAATGTGCCTTTATTAGCAAAAGCTCAGACAATGATGGGTAACCGACTTATGTACGGTAACTACCTTGAGGGTTATGACCTAATTGACAATAATGGATATCCTGTAAAGTTCGAGTATTATACCAACTTAGTGACTGAAGAGATTGGTCTATCAACTCTTACAAATACATTTACTAATGGTGCATTTAATATTGATGGAGCTCAGACAGTTAGTAATGCCGTATTGAATGTTGATTTGTCAGGGATACCACTAAAAGCGGGGTCTGTAATAAACATTGATTTCGCATTAACTCACGGTACATTTACAGGTAGCACACCTTTTCCAACTCAGACAAATGATAATGTAGATATATCTTTTACTTATTATCTACCTACTGACTTTTCATCTGTCTTTGACATGGTGTCAAGTACATCATTTCAAGAGGCAGTTGGATTGGTTACTAATGTTCAGACAATGCCAAATGCATGTCTAGGCACCACGCTTTCAGACGCATATAACTGTGCAATGAATCAGAACTTGAACTCCTATACTAAGTGTACGAGTGGTATTAACTCCCCTAATTTATTGGCATCAGCAGTATGTATATTTGGTAGTGATATAATATCATTTCAATTTCCTGCTGTTGCATATAGCGATACATGTGTATCTCCTTCATATACCGCATATGAGTACATGGAGATATCATCTGCAGAGTCATCAATTCAGTCAATTTCTCAGAATCAGAGTTTACATAGCAATAGAGACTATGAGATTGGTATTGTGTACATGGATGACTTTAATAGGTCAAGTACTGCGTTAGTTAGTCCATTAAATACTGAGCACGTACCGTGTAGTAACTCAGATACTAAGAATAGCATTGTTGTAGTAATACCTGACACTCAGATTGCTCCATATTGGGCAACAAGATATAAGCTTGTTATCAAAGCGGATAGAGAGGGATACGAGACTATATTTAGTAATGTGTTCTTTATAGACCCCGAGACAGCAAATGCATGGTTCTTATTGGAAGGAGAAAATGCACGTAAGGTTGAGGTAGGTGATAGACTTATTGTAAAGGCAGACACAGCAGGTCCTACTGACTCATGTGCATATGCTACTGTACTAGATAAACAGTCTCAGAGCACTAATTTTATTACTATACCAAGCCCATCTAATCCAACAACAAACATTCCTATTCCCGCGGGAGTATACATGAAGATTAAGCCTAATAACTTTAACGCTCAGTTTACTGAGAACTCATTTATTAGCCCGGGAAATATAACAGACGAATCAATGATTCAAGGGTACGCTCCTTGGGTAGCATATCCAATGAATATTGCTGACCCTGCTACCCCGGGGATGTATATTGACTATGATGTACCTCAGGGAACAAGAATTAAAATGTCCTTTAAGTTTCAGAGAGGAAAAGAAGATGGAGGTGGACAGGGATGTGAGACTCGTATATATACCTTAGAGAAGACATTAGTGTCACAAGGTAACTATACTGACATGTACGATTGGTTTATTAGTGACAACGTACAGGGAATACTAGATGATGGTACTCAGTACGTAAGTGGAACAGGTAACTGCGCGATTGGAAATATATTCTATAGCCCATTGCTTGTAGCAACAGGAACAGGTTCATTACCTGCAGGATTTCCTACACCAACTGTATGTGTAAACTTCTATCAATTCGGAAGAGTTCCATCAAGTAATGCATTGTATTTATATGTATCAGGTACTCCTGTATGTGGGCAAAAAGATTCTCTTGTTGAGGTGAATATTGAGGTGTATAGGTCTGAGACTACGTTTGTATTTGAGACTGAGCCAACTGACACGCTTCCTGATGTATTCTATGAGAACAACTTATCTTTTGAGATTAATAGCCAAGGCGAGCACCAAGGTAATCTTGGTAGCCAAAACTTTAGTACAGGTAGCCCTGCTATTATTGACACAGGATTCTTTAACTGTTATGCATTTGGGAATGGTGTTGAGAGCTACAAGATTAGAGACTCGTTCTTTGGTAACTACATCACACTTGGTAATAAGGTTACGTCAATATCTGCAGAAGACTATAGAGCTATTAGGAGATATGCTGACATAACATATAGCGGCATATATAATAACGAGAGTAACGTCAATAAGCTCAACGAGTTTAACCTTGGTCTAATTAACTTCAAGCAATTAGAGCGCTCATTTGGACCTATCTTTATTATGGATGCGCGTCAGACTGACGTACTTGTCCTGCAGGAAGATAAGATTTCATATGTATTAGCAGAGAAAAACTTGTTATCCGATGCCGGAGCAGGTGGTGCACTTACATCTGTACCTGAGGTGTTGGGTACACAGATTGCTCGAGTTGAGAAGTATGGTATTTCGTTTAACCCTGAGAGCTATATTCAGTGGGGTGAAGATAGATTCTTTACTGACGTGAAGAGAGGTGCTGTTATCAACTTAAGAGATAGCGAGACAGGACTAAGTGAACTCAAGGTCGTATCTGACCTAGGCATGACCACTTGGTTTAGAGACCTATTTAACGCTGATTTTGGAACACAAAAGCTTGGCGCATATGACCCTTATTCAGACGAGTATGTATTAAGCTCAAATAATCAAAGAGTTCCTTATGTAACTCAGTGTATTTCATGTGGAACAACCCAAGAGTTTACTATTTCAGAGGCAAGTAAACGATTTGATTACTGCGTTAACGTAGGTCAGCTTGTTGGAGATGTAAATATTACATATAACATTATCAGTATTGAGGTTGATGCTACATTTGAGTTACAAGCCGACTACAACGGTAACTCATATACAACAGGACCTGTGAATACTGACGGTGTGCTTACTGTGCCAAAGGACTCTGTGTCTTTGGAGGAGATAGCAATCAGTATCAGTACAGTTGGAGGAGCTGCTGTTGTTGAGATAACTGTAGACTGTCCAACAGCTAAAACACTTAGAGTGTTTGAGGTTGTCCTTACATCAAATGAAGATGCAGGATACAGCATTTTTAGTCAATGGAGATATACTGACGGGACATTTGTTGGTTCACTTCAGAATAACTTGGTTATATTCTCTTCAGGTGTTAACCCTATCGTATCAAGATATAATGTTGTATCAGGATTACAGGGGGCATCAAACATACCAACTGATGGTAGTATGGTTAGAATGGCATCAAATAAATTGTTCCCAACGAACTATGATTTTGACCCTTCTCAGAATAAATTCATGTATCTTCGTACTAATACGCTATATAATAACAATACTGTTGATATAAATGCATTAGTTGCAGCTGCAAATACAGGTATTACAGCGGGAGGTGGTACATACTACTACTCAGATATAAATGCAGGTTTTGGAGATGACTATTTATACTTAATTTGGGACCTAAGAAGCTCATACGAGGTAAGCTTGTGTTACTCAGTAGACCCGCTTGATGTGTTTAACGTGTGCTGCTACTGTGACCCATGTGAAGACCCATGTAGAGAGTGGTTTCTTCAGAACGTAGGTGATGGAACGGCAGTAGTTAACTATACCAACTGTGACAATGAGCCTATTTCATTATCATTAGGAAATGGCGCATCTCAGTATATATGTGGCCTATCAAGTGCTGAGCCACCATATGTTGTATCAGGAGGAGTAATTATAACAGTATCGCAGGCATGCGGTTGTAGAGGATAAAATAAAATACTATGGCATATTATTTAGATGGACCATCTTTAGCATTATCAACATCAGTATACACTGACGCAGCGCTCACTATATGTGCGCCTGATGGTGTATACTCAGATGGCTCAATTACAAGGGTCCTAGCAGGATGCGTATTAGGAAGTTCAAAGTTCTGCCCATCATGTGGAGAGGAATGTGGTAATAGAGTAGACAATGACCAAAAACCTGCAGGCACATATATCTCTATTACAGATTTGGGTAATGACCCCGGAGATACAGGAGCTGTAATAATAAGATTTAATCCAAGTGATTTAGGAGGTGTTGAGACACCTAAAGGTATTATCGTTACATATGACGGAGTAAACTATAATTCATTCAGTTCGCCTGTATATGGATTGCTTACAGCTCCAACTAATTTACCTGTGTACATTGGTAAACAGAGTGATGACTGCGGAATTGTATCGGGAAGCCCATTTGTATTACCAAATAATAATTGGGATGTAAGTACTTCAGATTATGTATACAACGGTACCACAAGCTCAGTAAGTGTACTTCCTTCTCAGGTTCAAACCAATATAAGTTCTGCCGGAGACTGCATTATGGTTATACCAAAGCTTAGCCTTAACCCATCATCTTTAGATGTAACTGTGCACGGACCGTGTTTTTATGCAGGATTTAAACTAACAGTTGAATGTCCTACTCCGTTATTTCCTACTTATACAAGTCAGGTAGGTATAACACCTGATGCAATCTGTCAGTACGAGGACAACTTAATATACTACAACGCACCTGTAAACGGTAACGGAACAATCCTTGGTCTATTTGATTGGATTTTTATAGACATTAACGGAGAGGTACTTGCGTCTGATGGGTACTACTACGCACCAAGTATGCTACCTAATCCATATGATTGGTTCTTTGTTCAGAGTGGTATTATTACTCAGATGGGTCAGTGTACATACAATGGCTTTGTACTTAGAAGATGTACGGACGGACAGACATTAGTAGCAGGATTTGGAGGAGTTCCGGGAGTGGCTATTGGTGACTTTGTTACAATAACAAACCCGCTATACTCAGCATGTGTTTGGGAGGTAATTGCTAATTCATCAGCTACTCCAACTGAAACCATAGACACCCTTACCCCTTATACGTCATGCTCAGACTCATGTGCAAGCTATAGTATTGATAATATGACAGGTTCTACTCAGACTGCAAACTATGTTGACTGTGCCGGAGCTTCTCAGTCAGTTTCTGTAGCAGCATACTCAACTGAGTATGTATGTGCAAGGGTGGGAAGCGTTACAGTTCCGGGAAGTCCGGCAGGAGTATTAATTACAGTTGACTCATGTAGCTGTTAATTTTAAGATATGGAATATACACTAACATACAGTAATCTTGTGGGAGGATGGCCGTCCTTCTACTCGTACATGCCTGATTGGATGATTGGGATGAATAACTATTTCTACACATTCAAGGGTGGTAACTTATATCGTCATAACGTGAATGCACTGAGAAATAACTTCTACGGAGACCAATACAACTCTACAATTACAAGTGTATTTAACGATGCTCCCACTACAAATAAGCTATTCAAGACGCTTGCACTACAGGGAGATGACACTTGGGCAGCAACTTCAGTTGTGACTGACATTCAGAACAGTGGCTTTGTTGATGCAGATTGGTTTGAGAAGAAAGAGCAGGTATATTTTGCATTTATCAGAAACTCAGGAACAGTTCCTGCGGGCACTGATGAGTATGCACTCCGCTCACTAAATGGTGTAGGAAGAAGTCAGGCTGTATCGGGTCCGACAGCGGCTACTCAGATTGACTTTTCAATCTCGCCACTTATTCAGATTGGGTCTATTGCAAGCATCGGTGACTACCTATACTACTCACTGCCTCCATATTCTACACCTGTATTATGTGGTCAGATAACGAGTATTATACAGAACTATCCGGCAGGTGATAACTACTTTGTAGTAGATACAACCATTGCAGGGGGAGCTGTGCCACCTATTCAGGATGCATACTTCTTATATATTAAAAACTCTATAGCTGAGTCACATGGTGTCTTAGGACACTATGCTGTATTCACATTGGAGAACGACAATACATCAAAAATTGAATTATTTGCTGTAGAGTCAGAGGTTATGAAAAGTTTCCCTTAAAAAACTTATCTTTGTAATTAACTTAAAGTAAACATTATGTGGCAAGCAGTAGCAGCGCTAGGTGTACAGGCAGCAACAGGAATAATATCATTAGCTCAAGCACAAAAAGCTAAGAAAGAGCAAGAAAAGGCAGATAAGATTGTGGCTGAAAAAATGCAGCAGGCATATAATATCTTAGATAAGAATGTATATGCAGCAATTGCACTTCCAACAAAGCAGTACAATATTCAGCGCGAAGCACTTGCAGCTCAAGGAGCTCAGGTGGTGGAGGCAAGTAGAGAGAGTCAACGGACAGCAGCAGCGGCAGCGGGCTCAACCATGGCTCAGTATAACAATGCGCTAAGAGGTATTCAGGCAGAGGCAGAGAATCAGTACTACGACCTTGAGCTTACTAAGGCTCAAGAGCAGGCTCGTAAAGATGATATCAGAACAGGCCTAAAGCTATCAGAGGCAGAAGGAGCTCAGGCTGCATCAGCAATGTATGCAGAGCAAAAAGGGCAAGCTACTCAGCAGGCTATATCATCAGGTATCGGAGCGCTCGGACAGGGGCTATCAATGGTTCCTTTATTTAAGGCAACACCACAGCAGAGAACAATATCAGACCTTCAGGCAAGTTACGGAAAGGCAGTTAAGTCAGGTCAGCTAGGCTCTTCATTCTTAAACGAAAAAGGCGAACCAATTGGTTTTGAAAAATCAATCCTAAAGAATATGGCGCTTTCAGATGAGGAGATTAATGCACTTGATATATTTGATGATAAGGCTAAGGGAATTATTAATCCTAAAAAATTTGAAGCATATCTTGGACAGAGGGATGTAAATGACCTTAACGATATATATAAGACAGGATTTACCCCTTCATACCTACAGCAAGTAGACCCTACAGACCCATTTAACTACACAAGAAGAACAAACTAAAATCACATGGCTGAATCATATTACAAATTTGCGGAACGTAGCGCTGAATCTCAGGTAAATTGGGCTGAGGTTGGAAGAAGCGTCTCTGAGATGCTCTTAGAAGATGCAGCAGTAAGAGAGCAGAAAAAGACCGCTATTGACGAGGCTTCTCGTCAGTTTGGACAGGTGCTAGCAAATGCGCCCACAGGTGAGTTTAAACCTGCTAATGAATGGATATTAGAATATGCCAATGATGCAACTCAGGCAATGTTACTTCAGGACAGATTACTTAAGCAGGGTGCTCTAAGCTTAAAGGACTATACTGTTCAGCGTCAGAATATAAATGACAGCACGAATCAGATGTTCGAGATATCTAAGAAGTATCAAGACAAGTTTACCGAAGCAAAGAAGAGAGCTGAGAGCGGTATTGCTCAGGATACTGAGATGTGGCTTAAGACACAGGCAGAGGGTCTTAGTAACTTTACAAACACAAAGGCATATATTAATCCGACTAACTATCAGGTATCAATCTCTAAATTAAAGAAAGTTGTTGGCTCTGACGGAAAAGAAGTTCTAACAATGGACGATAGTCCGGATGGAAGAATGACAATAAACCAATTGAATAACTACTTGGATATTAACCTAGATAAGTACGATTATACTAAAGCTGTTGATGACAAAGTAAACTCATTGGGTTCTTATGTAGTTACAGAAGTTAAAAACCTTCCTATCTATAGGACATATGGTATTACTCAGATTGCAGACCCTACAGTTAGAGCTAAGTTTGGTATTGAGCTTACTGATGCAGAAAAGAAATCACTCAGTACATTTGAACAGTGGGAGACAGCTACAATTGACGCTCAGTTAGCAAATCCATTTAATCAGATGAGCGTATTAACAGATGCACTTGACGTTGACCCTAATACAGGTGAAGAGTATATTCCTACGTTTGATGCGGCACTTGCTCAGACAAGTTCTAAGTATATCCTAATAGATGATGATGGCTCAGGAATGATTCAGCCTAAGTTTACTAAGGAACAAGATAAGGTAGCAACTGACTTCATGCGCACCATTATCCGTAATTCAATAGACCAAGAGCGCAAGACTGATACACAGGCTAAGCCTTCTACTGAGTATGCTCCTGAGTATACATTGACTAGAGGTGACGCAGCTAGAGAGAAAGAGTCAAACGCAACATATTGGAATCAATTATGGTGGGGTGATTCACGTCAAAAGACAGCAGCAGCTCAGGCATTGCTTGGAAGCACAATTGCACAGCAAGCAGGTCTATTAGCTATTGATGCAAAATCTATTCCGGGGTCTGTTGTATTAAAGTATGCAGATGGCGCTAAAAATAGAACAGTAAAACTATCAGACTTTAAGCCTGCTGAATGGGCAGCTACGGGAGTTGAACTTCACGGTGAGAACGATAGAAATAGAGCTATGAATGCAGGAGGAGGATTCCAAGGTAAAACATTAAATACTGAAAGTGCATTAGATGTAGCTAAACGAGAAGGAGGTTCAGCACCTGCAAAAGGTAATAAACAAACAGCTCAACAACAGGCTAATGCATACCTTAAAAAGAATCTGACAGCTAATTTAATTAAGCAATCAGAATCTATTGCTGTGCCTAAGATTAATAAAATTATTCAGCCACTTGGATTTACAGGTGAAGAGTCAGGATTCGGAAGCTACATTACAATTACATCTAAGGATGGAAAGGCATCTAAGCAGTTCTCATTAAATAATGACACAGGAAATCAAGATGTAGTCAATGACATTATATCTTGGATTCAAGGGAATCAAGATGAGACATCATTGATGAATGCAGCGGCAGGAAAAATACTTGGAGGAGGAGAAGGAGAGTTAGATTAATATAAAATCTGTATCTTTGAGGTATGAATGAATTACAGAATCTTTACAACGTACTCCAAAGGGATGGGTACTATACAAAGTCATTTAGTGAATTTCAAACTCAATGGCAAGACCAATCATATCGTGATAAGGTATATTCGATAGCATCGAGAGATGGTCTATATACCAAAAGTAAGGATGAGTTCTTATCTAAATACTCAGGAAGCCCTGCTGCTGAATCACCATTAAAAAAAAAAGACTCTACCGTATCGGCTTCAAAGTTGGAAAAACCTACTTCGGCTTCTTCTACCAAAAAGATACCTACTGAGTTTGAACTACAAAATAAAGGTGTAAGTGATTACTCTAAGTATCAAAAAGTAGGAAATGAGTACTACGATGGTCAGGGTGAGATATTCACGAATTATCCGGGCAAAGAAGGCAAAGCTTATAGATTTGATAATGGACAGTGGTATGAGTATAGCTCAAGCCTTAAAGGTACAAAAGGTGATGTAACACAGTTAAAGAACCAAATTAAGGACCCAATGCGCGTAGCTGCGCTTAATAAGCAATTTCAAAAACAGGGAGGAACTGAGAAAGGAGTATTTGTTGGGTATCCGGGTAAAGAGCAGAACGAGTACAAGGTTAATGATGACGGAACTTGGCAACGTAGGTCTCCTCAGAATAAGGCTTGGGTAACTGTTACCAATAACAACTCTATAATAGCACTTAATAATCACTTCAAAAAGAATGTTAAGGCAGTATCAGAGCCTACAAAGGTATCTGAGATAAAGAAAGATAACGTATATCAAACTAACTTCAGCGCCAATCTTAAGTCAATTAACTCAAAGCTAATTGGAGGTACTGAAGAAAATGCTGTAGCAGTACTAAGAAAAAAATTCCCGTCATTTAGATTTGAAGAGATTAATGGTATAGAAGGAGGAGAGTTCTTAGATGCTGACAAGATAGAGATAACAGCTCCAAATGGACAGAAAAAATCTTTTAGTCTTGACAATTGGTCTTGGGATGAGGATAAGGCAAAGGCCAATGAGATGATGGGTTGGATGGATGGAAATAATCTTTCACCATCTGAACAGGCTAAGCTTACTCAAGTAAGAGCAAAGAACAAAGAGGAAGATAGATATAACAATCCTACAATTGGAGATACAACCGCTCAGATTGCGGCTAAGGAAAAACAAGAACAAATTTTTAATAAGGAACTATTTAATGTTGATAAAAAAATATCAACTGAATCACAGCAGTTTTTATCACAAGAAGATAGAGTTAAACAAGAGGCAAGACAAGCAAGAGAGGCTTGGATTCCTGTGAAATCTCAGAAGGCAAAAGAAATATATAACAAGTACTCAGAGTATACAGCTGACAAAAAAGGAACTACACTTTCTGAGCACGAGAAAATAAAAGCACAGGCAGCACTTGGTGCGCTTTCTCAGGATAAAGAGACTATTCAGAATGTGAATAGATATCAGGACGACATTAAGTACAATGCCGAGTCATACAAAAAGAAATCTGCAGAAGCTGAAATATATATTGGAAACTTAAATGAGAAGTATATTAATGGTGAGATTACTCAAGAAGAGTATAATGCAGAAATAGGAGCTAAACAAAAAGAATTATTAGCTCAAGAGACTGAGATAAAAAACCAAATTAAGATATCAGACCATTTAACAAAGACAGCAAATCAGTCAGTAGCTGAGAACTACCTTGTAGAAGAAACTAAGGGTAGCTTAGGAGGTGGTCTTGCAATCAGTGGTATTAAGGGATTACTCTCTCCATTGAGATTGTTAACAGGTGCTACGGGAGAAAGTATGTCGGCAGCAGAGTGGCATGAAACAATAAAGAATGCTATATCACCTATATGGGACTTTGAAACAAGCTTAGAATATTTACGTTCAGAGGAGCGTCCTGACTTATATAAAGCAGGATTCTCAGTAGCTGAGTCACTAGGTGCAATGGCACCCATGGCGCTATCAGGTGGAGGTACTTTGCTAGGTACAGGTTTATTGGCAAGAGGTACAATGGGCGCTATATCATTCTATCCTATGTCATATTATGAGATGAAGGATGAGCTTGAGAATGTAGATATGCCTGAGTCAGATAAAGTTGCAATGGCATCTATATACGGTGTTGTATCATCTGCACTCGAGTCAATTGGTATGGAATATGCATTAGGAAAAGTAGATGATGCAATGGGCACCGCTATTAAGCGTAATATTCTAAAAAGAGTATTAGGTAAAACACTTCCAAAAGATGCACCAAAAGAATTTATTGATGCAGTTGTAAGAAATGAAACCAAAGCGTATCTAACAAGTTTAGGTCTTGGAACAGCAGGAGCAATGGCTGTAGAAGGAGGAACTGAAGGACTTCAGAGCTTAGTAGGTGCAGGTATGCAAGAGATATACGATACCGCAAAAGGAACTGAGTTCTTTAATAACGAAGGCTTTGAGGGAGTAGTTAAAGGCGCTCTATACGAGAGTTACCTTGGCGCACTAGGTGGTGGTATGGTACATAGCATCTACGTTGCCAAAGATTCAAGAACAAGAAATAAAGCTTTAAATAGCAAAGAGCTAGGGCTTCTTATGATGGCCGCTAAGACAGAAGGTATGAGCGAGACGCTTATGACCAACTTGAAGGCAGATATGCTTAGTGGAAGAATTACAAGTGTAGAAGCTAAAGCTATTGCTAATAACTTTGATTTGGTTCGTGGTAACATGAATCAGATGCCTGAGAACTTAACACCTGAAGCGCAGTCCGTATCATTAAGCCTAATGATGGAGCGCGACAAGCTTAATACACAAATACAAGGGAAAGACCCTAACTTAGTAAAACCACAGTCAGACAGGGTTGCTGAGATTAATACACGTCTACAAGAAATCGCAACAGAAAATGCCGTTCAAGAGCAAAGCACAAGCGAGGTTCCTGTTCAGTCAGAACCCGGAACTAGCCAACAAATGGAGACAGGAGTACCCGAATCAGAAACTCAAAGGACTCCCGGAGAAACTATCGGAGAAGAAACTCAAGTCGAGCAAACTCAAGCAGCGCTCGATGAAAAGAAAAAGTATGCTATAGAAGAAGAAAAGACTTCTATAACTAATAGGATATCTCAACTTCAAGATGAAATTTCTAATACATCAAGACTTAAACCTTTTGAAAGGTCAACAAAAAAAGCTGCACTAAAAGAGCAGACTAAATTGCTTGAATTATTAGAGTCAGACCCTAAGCAATACGCTCGAAATCAATTGCAAGAAAATTCTGAGCAAGACGCTGAAGGAAACTTAGTATATCCCGATTTATATAATGC